CTCAACAAATCTTTGAGTACCAAAATCTAATTGTGCTGCAAATGTAACAGTACCACCACTACTAGATCCTGTAGTTACAAAATCTCTTCTTGTGTAATATTTGATTTTGGTATCTTCTGTAGTATTAATTAAACTACTTACTTCTTTACTTCCGGTAGGGAATACCAATGAAGAAATAGCAGAGTTATTAATAGTAGGACGCAATCTTACTACTGAAGATGCGCTTACATGTTCTGGAAGAGCTCCGTTTAAATAAATTCTTGATTTGGTAGTACCTTGACCATCAGTTGCATAATCAACAATAAATTTGTGAATGATTCCTGCAGAATCACTGAATTGGATTGCATCTCCTTGAACTAAAAATGCTCCAGCACTTGCTCCAAATCCTGTACATTCTAGGAATTTAAAACCTTTGGTTCCTGAAAAAGTAAATTGTGTTACTGGTGTTGATGATGCATAAGTAGGATCAACTGTCTCTACATCTGCAGTAAATACATTTCCTGAACCATAAACAGAATATAATGATTTGACGTTATTTGCAGAAAAATTAAGAACTGTATTTTTAAACAGTACTGGCAAAACTTTTGCTTCGATTGTATACGATCCAGTAAATTCAATTACAGGAGGAGCTACGTAATCTAGAGAAACTGCATCTCTGTTTAAAATTTGTACCTTGTATAAAGTTCCTCCACTAACACCCACCGAAATATCTGATGACTGATATGATCCAACAAAGACTTCTGATGGTTCGTATTGAACTCCATCAATAGAAATTTTTGCAGTATTTGAATATCCAGTTCCTTGACGTGATACAACAAAGTGAGAAATAGTATTTTCTTTGGCAATTCTTAAAATACCACCTTCTTCATTGGTAATAGTTTCTCCTGATTTGAAATTACCATACAAAGTTTTTACATACAGACTTCTACCAGAAGATAAGAATCCATTACTATTACCTTCAATTACTCCGTAAGCACCACTTTCAGAACCAACAATATATTTACCAGGACTGAAGTCTGATGTGATTAAAGAGTCAACTAATAACCTAGTAAAAAATACTGGGTTGAAGTATGAAAGATTGAAGATACCATTATAAGTAGATTCTCCTGAAGACAACCTTCCTTTAGAGATAACTACATCCGTATCAGGATTGAATCCTGTTGCATTTTTTAAAAGAGTGAAATCTTTTGGTTTTGCTACGCCAACTAACGGAGTGATAGTTTGATCATAATCAACAATAAATCCAATCTCATTAATTTCTTGTTGGGCATCGGACTCTTTGTTATACAGAAGTCTTCTTCTTGTACTTACATTATCGTCATACTCAATAAAAATAGTTTCTAAATAATCTTTTCTTCCAGCAACAGTTAGTTGTAAGAATTGTGCGTTAACATCTCCTACTTCTGGTCTTGTTACTTTGGCATAAGAAATAGTCTCTACACTCTTTACTGTAGATACAGCATTAGTAGATGTTCTTGTGTTAACAAAATAAATGTTCTTGAGGTCTGCACGATCTGAAGGAGTATTAGGTTCGATGCTCGATTCGTCAATCAATCCAAGATCTAAATCTGCAAACAAATAAATTGTTTTGATTGCATCATCTTTACCGAAAGATTTACCTCTTCTTTCTAAAGTCTGTAGATAATTAGTAGAAGACTCTAAATCATTTGATCCAATAGTTCCATCATTATATACAGAATTCAGGAAAATTGTTGGATATGCAGTAAGTTCTGAACCTTCTGCATTAAGTGGTACACTATTATAAACGTTAGTGATATTAAAACTAGCAAGACTATTTGTTTTAATACTAATGTTATCTCTAACTAATGTATCTCTTGCTTTATCTAATTCTAAATATTTTGTTTCCTTATTAACAATTTCATATCCACGGACATATGCTTTTCCGGGACCAACAGAAACTGTTAGTTTTTCTGATGCTTCTGTTGGTGTTAATCCATTAACAGTCTGATCAGTACCTAAAGAATAAATTCCTAAATTCCCACCTTGCTGATAATACTCTCGGATCTCGACATCAAAATTATCAACAATATAATCACCAGACTCATCATATGTTCTTCTTGCTAAAGTTTCTTGTATAAGACTATAGTCAACTTTTCTTACCTGACGCTCTACAACACCATTCTTGATGGAAAGCAGTTGGATAAAATTCTTATCAGGAGTTTGATTATACTCATATTTTACAAGTTCTAATTGAATTTGTAATCTATGTGCTCCTGGAGATGCAAAATTAGAAGATCCTGCAGCATTATCATATAAACTAGAATCTTTTTCTGGTGTTACTACAGACTCGGATACGTTAAAACCAACTTTTATGGATGGTGTTTGGGTATATCCAGAAACAAGAATAAGACCTGCGTCATTACGAACAAAAAATCCATTGACAAAGTAGATACCTTCTTCTACTTTAACAGCAGAACCATATCCCATGGCAGGACTAGTAACAAAAGTCACCTCTCCTGTGTCTGGATTAGTTACAGAAATACTTGTAGGTAGAACACTGCCATCAGTACCAACAACAAGCAGAGGGCTATTAACGCCATCGACAATTTCCAGAGTTTCGCCTTGACGGAATGTTTCTTCGTCTCCACCATCACCTGCTGTAAGATACTTAACATAAATTGTGTCATTACTATTGTCTGTCGCTTTAGTTATGGCAAGAACTAAAGCAGACACTCCGGAAGACAATCCAGAAATTTTCTGTCCAACTAAATCAGAAATATCATACTTCTGATACACAATTTCGCCATCAATACTGATAGCAACTTCAGAAACTGATGATAGTTTTACAAAATCTAATTTTGTATTCAGACCAACCTCACCAGGAATAACCAGATCTCCCTGCTTAAACTGATGTTTGCCATAATTTTCAATCTGATTCTGCAGAATCGACTGGATACTATTCAGCTCCCTACCCTGAATGGGGTAGGAAGGTCTGAATAATACCTTGTAGAAGTCTTTCCCTGAATCGTAGTCGTCAAAATAAGGGATGGAGTTGAGATTAGTCTTCTGTGGCATTGTAATATACTACCGTCTGGTTGGAATTTAATTAATAAATCAGAACTCGATGACTAACTTGATATCTTCGATTTGATCAGCAGCTCTGGTAATTAGTCTTCTGTTCTCTATGTATATGAGATCTCCAGAGTTGTTTTCAATTTCTGGATTTGCCAAACCATCTACAAAAACAGAACCAACTAATTGAGTTCCATCCACAAGAGCAACTTCAACAGTACCTGCTGAACCAGAACCAGAACCATCAATGGTATTAGCAGCATCCGATTCAAACGCTCTCACAACACCGTTATCTTTATGCAAGGTAGGTGTTTGGATATACTTAAGAACGCCACTTCCAGGGGTTCCTGGAGTAGGTGTAGGACTTCCAGCATCAAGAGTCCAAGAAACTACAGTACCATGAGCAGTACCGCCACCTACAGTCTGACTGATAGACTCGTCAGCGATATAGTTTCCTGTTGCTCCAGTAACCTTAACTGCCTTCAATCCGTTTAATGTGTCTGCGGTGGCAAACGTTGTAGATCCAAACTCATAAGGATCTTTGATAATACCAATGCGGCGGAAATCATTATCTACAGGGAAGTCGCCAGCATTCTCGATGAAAGTAAGACGAATATTTGTCATAACTCTTTTGGAGTTAAGTTCCATCTCAAAGTCAGAACCATGTCCACCTTGTGGGGGCAGTACAGGATCTAATGCAGGAGTGTCAGTTGCTGTTACTGTTTCTGAAACTGTCAGTGCGCTATCAGAGAATAATCCAATTGCTTCTGTACTTCCGGCAGTACCTAAAGGAACACCGGTAACAAAAGGAATAGATGCATAAGTATAACCAGATCCTGGTGAGATTACTTTAGCACTAGTAACTACTCCACCACCGACTGTAACTTCCGCTACACCACCTACACCATCTCCTACTACAGAAGCATAGAATGTGCCTGATACAGGAGCAGTGAGAGTGCCTGGGTTGTTGATTAAAGCAATATCCAAAGCACCATTAGTTGCAGCTGCTTCAGTTGCAACTCTAGTAGTTTCTCCAGCAGCATTGATTGGCATAAAATCAGTAGACAAGAATGCCAATACATCATCGGTTGGGATGGTGTACATGTACTTCCAGACATAAGAATCGTCAGGAGCAGTGAAGATGCCGTTAGTGTAAGAACCTAAACCAGGTTGAGGATTTGTTCTGGGTTCGTGTTGAATATTAACGCCAGTTGGATTTGCTGCACTTTCTCCATTGTAGAGGCACTTGAATACCTCATACGATTGATTCATAATGTAGAATTTAGAATTGCCAATCGAAGTTGCACCCAATGATGCTGTTTTGCCAATCTGACCGCCACCAGCTGGTGTTGCAAAATAATCAGGTTTCCACATATCAAACTTGGGATTGTTAATAACATCCCAGTTATAACGTCTTACAACGTGCCTTGCATAAGAACTTGTAATTCTTTTAGCAGCAATGATATCACTGTAGATACCAAATTTTTCTGTTTGGTTATCAAGAGGAACTGGAGGAATATTCTCGGTGGAGAATCTGTATACTCCAGTTGTTGCTGTTACTGATTTGTTTGCATTGGTTGTCTGATTATAACCCGTTAACGTCGAACCAAGAGCAGGAGCATCAGTAACTAAAGGACCGATGCTTGAAAGAAGAAGAGAATTGTCAAGAACTTTAGTTACAGTTGCTTTAAAAGTAGCTCCTGCCCAAGACGCACCAACATACACTCCATCGCCAACGGCAAAAGAGTCTGGTCCGTCTACTGAATAAATTTCTAGATAAGACTCCCATGCTTGGGGTCTACCAACAAAGAAGTACATTCTACTCCTTTCACTGCCAGTGTCACTAGAACCTTCTGACAGGGATTCTAGGAACTGCTTTGCATTAAAAATTCTGAACTTTTCCGAGATAATAGCAGCCATTGAGAGTAAGGTTACGGGTTGATTTCTGTGTTATTTATATTTATACTGCTTAACCAGCAGTTTAATTAAGTAGTTGTTTCAATACCAATAGTTCTCAAAATAGAACCAGCGGGATGGTCAACTTCGGTTGTTCCATTAAGTGCTCTAGTTATACCAGATAATCTATCAGTACCAACTTTAGAAGCATAAGAAATAATTTCTTTTCCTATAATTAATTTTCCTGATGGAGGGAAATTAGTAGTATCTGGGATATCAATTTGTAAAGTATTTCCAATTAATAAATCAGCATCTAGATATGAAGCAAGTTCTTGGATAGATGGAATTGCGAAGTTCAATACTCTACCAGTAGTTGAAATATTGCTATCAGTAATAGCATAATTTTGTATCCAGGTATCATTACCATCATCAATAGATTTAAATTCACTGAAAGTTGTATCTAACTGTTCTAATGTAATTCCAGAAACATTTGCATAACCAACATCAATATATAGAGACTCAATAAAATCTCTTACCGATTTTCCAGGTAGATAATGACTATACAAGTATTCTGTATCACCCATCGGATTATTATTAAGATCCAAAACACCAGATTGGTGGTATTTTGTAACTGGGTTTAGATAGGTACTATAAGAAAGATCTTTGATTATTTCATAATCAACTTCAACAGTAGTTTCATTCCAAGACAAGTTATTGCTTTGGATAGTTGTCTGTACAATAGATGTATTTTCAAATTGAGTGGTGTTGAAAGTTACTACTAATGGATCTGGAGTCACAAAACATGTCAAAATCTCTGTTGCATCAACAGGAGATAGAGAAACTACTGCTGTTAGAGATTCCATCAAATTTCTATCCCATAGATAGACTTCACTGAAGATGCTTTGCATCTTGACAGCACCATAGATACCATCTTGAGCTTTTAATTTAAAATCAAAAGATGATTCTGGGTGATTGTTTTCTCTAACGACATTGTATCCTCTAGAAATAAGTACTCTAGGAGCAATAGCGTATCCAGATCCACCATCAACTAAAACAATATCAATAACTTGTCCACCATAAACAAGAACTTCCGCTCTTGCTCCACCACCAGCAGGAGTAGATGGAACAAAGTTTAAGACAGGTGGTGAGTTGTATTGATATGCAGTAGGGTTGATTAAAATATTATTATCAAAATACTGTTGTATATCTCTCTTATTCCAATCAAGACTTACTACGACACCATCTGCTACATTTGCAGTAACACTTAATCCTTCACCCTTTTTATCTTTATTGTATGATCCAACACTAATTTTACTAAAATAATTATTAGAAACTTGCTCGCCGGGACGATAGTCTTTAGTTTTTGCAAATAGTGGCACACTAAAAACTTCACGTTTTTCAGATTCACCATCAATTTGTATAAAATCTCCCACTCTCAAATTAGGATGCTCTTTGATAACAATCCCTTTATATTCGTAACTATCAATTAAATCACTGGTTGTTATAAAAGGAGAATAGTTACTTTCAACTCTATTCAACAGTCTTTCATTTTGTTCTGATAGTAAATATGAAATACTAAATGAATCAAATGAAACACTAATAGTATCAGTAGTTCCAGCAACAGTACGTCTGGAGAAATATACGGGTTCATCCGGAATTAAATCTACGTTTTGCGACCTGATAAACATTTCCCAGTCATCACCGTTAGAAAGACCAATATCAATAACTTCTCCCCAAACTCTTTGTGTGCCACCAACAATTTGATAAACCGTAGTTTTGTATGATGTGTTTTGTTTAAACCATGAATCAACTTGATTTCTGGTTCCTGCTCCAGTGAAAGTAACAGTTGTTCTGTTAAAGTAGGTATCGTTTTCAAAATCAAATAGTGTTACTGTAGAATTATAATCTTTTCCGTAGAAATATAAAATATCGACAGTAGCAGTGGTGTACGAACCATCTGGTTGTTTAGCATATCCCAAAGGATTCTCGAATGTAACAGAAGAACCATTAATTCTATAAGAAATGGAATCTCTCTGTAGAACACCGTCCACAAAAACATATGCATACAGTGGGGAATCGAAGTTTTTAACTCTTCCGTAACTATCTAAAATTGGATATGGATATGATGATCCATTAAAAGGTATTAATTTATTATTAATTCCCAGTCTCTCATATGATCCTACACTATATCCAAAGAAGTATTCTTCATTTTGTAATTGATCAGGAACACCTTCGTAAAGGTCTTTATGATTTTTCGGTGCTTTAGAGAATACAATTTGATCAGTTTTTGCTGAACTATTGAATCTTCTAATTTCATAGGAACCCTGTTGCAGAACAGAATTTAGATAGATTAAGAAATTTTCATTCTTGTCAGATTTTACAACTGAATTATCTTCATAGAACAAATCGAAGATCCTCGTTCTACCGTCAAAGTTATTAGTAATATTTTTTAACTTTTTCAGATACTTATTATTATCTACATCTTCTCTGAACTGGAAACCTCTGATATAATAATTTTGTGCAGGAACATCAACTATATTACCATCTACAAGTTGTTGTCTCTTGCCAATAGGTGGTTCGTAGAATGTAATCTGATTACCATCAATTTTATATGATGTTCCAGGATTTTGTGCTACACCATCAATAGTAATCATGATAGACTGATTATTATCAGGGGAGAATGCAGTTCCTGTACTTTTATCTTTTAATGTAAATGTTTTATTTCCAATTTTAAGACCAGTAGAGTCATCATATTTCCCATCAAATTCTGGAGACAATACAATTTCTCTAACTCTAGTTAGAGTCTCATCAAAAGAATCTACAGATGCAGATCCAGCACCTCTAACAATAGTAGAATCTTCAACTTTAATTACTTCTGTAGTAATAGTTCTTCTTGTAGTATAAGAAGAAACTGCTGCTGTTGGTAGAATTAAATAATTAGTTATTTTTTCGGAAGGTGACTGATCACCTTTCATTTTGATGTCAGCCGAAGATTCAATGTAAACCTCCCCGAACATTTTAAATCCAGCTGGATGTGTAGTATCTTTTACTAGATTTCTCCAGTTATTGATAGGAGTTTTACTTCTAATAACATATGAATAATCTTGGTAAAAATAAGAATCGGTAATTCTTTGATTTACCGAGCTCAATTTTCCTCTGTCGGAATTGAATTTGCCAAGAGTCCTTGTTCTGGTATTAATTACTGGAGTGAAAAAAGTTTTAGTAACAGAGATTACATTTGCTGTTTTACCTTTTGATCTTCCATTAATAGGATAACCCTCTCGGAATACTCCACTAACATTGACTAAACGTAAAATATTAGATCCTTTATTCCATCCATTAGATGCAACTTTACCAGAAGCAAATATAACACCATTTATTTTTTGCTCAATACGCTCTCCATCACCAAATGAATCTAATTCAAAATTAGATAAAGTCAGTACTTGTGGGGCTTCGTAGTAAGATTGGATAGAATCATCTTTAAAATAAAAAGTACCATTATTAATGAACCTGATACTTTGAGGAATTCCAATATCATTAGACTCGAAGAATAGTTTATTATCAGTCTCAATAATATCAATTTTTGGTGTGGAATAGTAATCCTTACCAGGATTTAAAATTTCTACTGCAGTAACAGTACCATTATCAACTTTGACTGCCAACTCTAATCCAGTTCCATCGCCGGAAACATATGCTTTAGGTTTAGAATAATTTTGTCCAGCAAAATCAATATCTATTTTACTAATAGAATTAGATGATGCATCACGAACTGCTTTTACTTCTGCTTTATATCCTTGTGCAGGAACAACTCCTTCGATTGAAGGAAGAAATTCATAATTCTCTCCAAGATTGTCTAATACAATAGAAGCAATTTTGCCTACAGATCTGCCTTTGTACTGAATATTACCAGATCCATCGTATTGAGGTACGTCATCCAAACTATAAACAAATTTGGTATCGGTTGTAAATACAACTCGTTTGCGACCAGCAAGAGGATCTTCCTTAACTCTTAAGAAAGAACTATTAGTATTTGTGGAAGAATTTGTAAGGAAATAGTAATATGTAGTATAGTCTACATTTTTTCTTTTAACATCTCCGATGTTTGCACCATATCCTAATCTGATTCTGACAAATGATCCAGCATTTCCTGGTTCTGCCAATCCAACTTCTTTTTCTTCTGTGAATACATTATAATTTGAACTAGTAGAAATATCTAAATATGATCCCAACATGGAAGGGTGACTAGTGTCAAATTTGTAAAAGTAATATTTTTGAATATCTACAATAGGATTTGTTAAGAAATTAGTATTGTCCAGAGAAAATAGTAGTCTATCATCTAAAGGATCTACATTAGATACTGATACAATCTTTGTGGGAACACTATGATCTGGGAATGATGAAACCGATGTTATTTCATTCGGACTAATAGCATCAAATCCATAATTAACTACTAATCTATGAGTAATTTCATCATAAGAAACAACAAACGGATCATTAACAGTATTGCCAATAATTTGAGTTCCTGGAGTAAATCTATATTTTGGTTGATATGAAGTTACTACAGAATTGGGAAGATGATTAACAACAGTAGTTCCATTAACACCCCTCTCTAACGATACTTTTCGATTGTTAGAATCTACAGAAGTTACTCTAATAATCTCACTACCTACTGATAGCAAGTCATTCTCGGAAAGAGAAAATGTTTTATCTAAAACAATTTCAGTTCTCTGTAATCCTAATCCAACAGCATTAACAGATAATAGAGGAATAGCAGTACTTGGTTCTGGGTATACAACAAGTTCTCCGACCATTTCTGGGTGAGATACACAAACGTAATAATATGTACCTGGTGCTTGAGGAGCAAACGTAATAGTCTCTGTCTCGTCAGAAGATCCATTATTAGTTACTCCTGTTGCAGGAGTATATGTTGCTATCTCTAATGCAACACCATCTTCTTGTCTAATCGTAGTTGAATAATCAGAAACAATCCAAATAACATGACCAGGTATTGGATTTACAGTAAATGTAGACCCAACACGCATATCATATGCAGGATTTATTACACCGTCAACATCGAATCTAAATTGTGGTAAAGGTGCTCCAGGACCAGAAGTAGTTCCACTTGCAGTAATTGATATACCATTAATAGTGACAGAACTATCTAATAACTCTCCAGGAACAGTTGTGCGATATTCAAACCAATCGTTGTCTGTATCTTCCCCCAGGTAGATATGTTCAACTCCATTACTATCAATAAAAATATCATTTACCTCACCTACAAATGCTATTACAGCAGCTTTGTCTGCACTATCTACTTGGAAAAACCCAATATCATATAATGCAACTTCGTCTGCATTCAATTGAACCATTACTGGGTCAATATCAGCATCAAAAATTGTAGGATCTGCTTTTGCAATACTAGCTGGATTAATAGTTAATATATCATCACTAGTGTATCCAGAACCACCATCGGTAACTACAATAGATTCAATTTGACCGCTAAAATCAAAATTAGTAGTATTTACAGTTACTGTTGCTTTAGCATTATCACTATCACCAGGAGATCCTACAGTTTCTCTAACATTTGTAAAATTACTGAAAATGAGCTCCACATTCTCATAAACTCCGCCAGCATAGTCTCTACCAAGACCAACCATGGTGGAATCACCAACTCCTGTATCATTTATTTTTCCTCTAAATGATTGTGGAGTAAGATTGACTTCTTGATAATCTTTCTTGGCAACGTAATATAATGTTTCGGTGACAGATTCGTCAGGATCAATTTGGATATCTACATCATCTCCTTCAGCAAAATCATGTACTCCTGCAGTTTCTGCAATAGCAATAGATTCATTTACTGAGGTAATGTCTACTCCCTGACTTAAGTTGGTAATAGCAACAATTTCTGAACCAGCAGTGTTTGCTAAATCACCACTCTTTAAAATAGTTTTTCCTTCGTCATAATTTAGATAATCTGAAAAACTACCACTGATTACTTTTACTCTTACAGAATTCTGGTCAATTGTAGATGATAATACTAAAGAACTAGCGATTACATTAGATGGGTCATCAATAAGAACCAAATCTAACGTAACATCCTTTGTATATGTACTACTCTTGCTTAACAGTATATTTAAAACTACCGAACTAGATTCAATCGGTGATCCAGATTCAAATGTATTATTAATAGCTCGCAATACAAATGTAGTCTCTTCAATAGTATCTCGAAGTAACTCTCCTGTAGCACCTGTTGATGGTTGAGTGATAGTATCGCCAGCAAACGAGTAGAATGGTTGTGCTGATGTCAATACTGATGCTTTAGTCTCTCTCGATTCTAATGATGTAACTGGTTTTCCAAAAGTGGAAGAAACTCTTCCTGTAGCACCAGATCCCCCAGTACCAGCATTATTTACATAGACTCTGGAACCAACTGAAAAGTTTGGTTGAGAATCTTCTACAATAACTCCAGAAACAGAACCTTTAGAAACAGAATCAATGATTGCAATTTCTGACTGACCATTCTGTTCAGTTCCTGTAATAAATAATCTCTTTGCTTCTTTTGGGATAGCATTTTGAGTAACATCAGACTGATAGTTTGATTTTACTGGCAATGAGTAATAATTTTCTCCAATGATATATGGAAAAACAGGAACGCCTGTATCATCAATTGTTAGAAAATATGCATATATTCCTCTGGGAAATTCTGGGGTTACACAAAATCTTCCGTTATTAACATCTAATCGTGTTTTTCCAGTATCAACAGTTGGTGACCACTCGTAGTCATCTACAAATGTTCCCATTTCGTAGGGAGCATCTATAGGACCACCTACTCTAGATGATTTAATAGAATATCCACTTTCCATTCTGGCAATATCAGAAGTTGGATTTAATGGATTCTCATAACCATAAGGTCCATAGATAGGATTTCCATCATATGCATAACCTAAAATAGGCGAGTGAGTCTTTGCTGCACTAGTTTCTACTAATGTAGTAGTAGCCACATTATCATTTAATCGCAATCTCAATCTTCTTGGATTTGAAATTACTCCATAGTAATTTTTATCTCTATTGTAACCTGATACTACTAATCCACCATTGTCGTCAAGAGTTGTATTAAAATGCCTGTTTTTTACCCATTCTTTAATATTTGCTCTTGCAGATGCAGAATTTGAAAATGCATCTGGAATTACTGTAACAACTACATTTTCTTGAGTATAGAATTTACCACCAGAAATTTTTTCCAGACCAGTAATATGACCCTGTGGAGAAACGGTAGCATGATATTCAGCAAATCTTCCTTTACCAGAAAAATCACTAATAAGAATTACCGGAGATGCTGAATAGTATTCTCCCGGATTTACAATACGAATACTAGTAATTTCTCCTGATGTTACGATAGGTTCTAAAACAGCAGATCTACCACTAACAATTTCAATATTAGGAACAGCAGTGTAGTTACTATTATCTGTACTAACAATTCCAGAAACAGTGTCTCCAGTCAAGATAGCATCTGCTTTACCTACTACACCATTAACTAAAACGAATGGAGGTTTTTGATATCCAGATCCTCTACGAGTAACCACAAATTCTGTAATAGGACCATATTCAATTAAATCTTCGTTTTTAAATCCAAATGCAATTGACCCATCAACAAAAAGACCAATATCTCTTCTAGGAGTCTTGTAGATTTCTGATGTGGTAGTTGTCTCTTTTGGAATAATTTTAAGAAGTTGGGGATCTGAAAGAGTGTCAGTAACTCCTGATGGTAAAATTCTTGTGGATGGGTATGAAGAAGTGGCAAAATAGTATAAATCATCATCTTCATAGATTGAACCGACTCCTGCAAGTACTTTTGATAAAGCCTGTCCCACACTGGGATTTAAGGGAACTGATGGACTATCTCCAGAGACATTTACTTTCCATCGATAGTTTTTATCAGAATCACTGAATAAAAGCGGATCTGCAGATTCAAACCCTGGATTAGAAACCTGGATACGATCATTAACGGATGAATATGGGTTAGCACCATCAATAAGTAAAGTATTGAGAGTTCCGTATACTAATAAAGAAACAACACCATTAGGAGTAACAGATTTTAATGTAGAGTAATTAGTAACTTCATCTCCTACACTATGAGTTCTATTAATTGTTCCTCTCTGTTTGATTACAAATTGGCGTGCATTCTTACCTTCATAAGAAATTACCTCGTTATTAATAACAATGACACCATTAGTATCATCCCATCCAAATGTAGAATCTACAGTAATAGTATCACCAGTAGTTTGAGCAGGATCAACAATTCTATTAAGAACCGTTCTTTGGGGAATTACAAATTCTGAATTGATTGATTGTGGATTAACAACTAGATTAAATAACTGATCTCCGTTATTAGAATCTACTGTATAGAAATTTTCGATTACAGCAGATGCATAATTCACATTAGCATTATTATCAGACTGTTGTATTACAGTTTGTCCGATCAACCATTCTGGATTTCCTGAAAGAATCCTACATTGAATTACATAGGCAGAGTCCCAATCAGAAACCGAAGCTTTTAATGTTTGGTCTTTAGGGTTGTATGTAGTGGGGGTATCATTATCAGATACAATAGTATTAAAAAGAAATCTGATAGATTTATCAGTTCCTTTTACTTTATAAAAATTAGAAATATTTTTGATAAGCGTTCGCTTATCTACATCCTTTTTGATGTATTCTTCTGGAAAAGATTCTAAATACTGAATTTCAAATGACTTTACAATAGCATATAAAAACAGATGACTTAAATTATCAACATTACTGCCATTATCATGAGTAGTCGAATCTGATGAAACAAATTTTGATTTAGAATACAAATCACCGAGTTGAGTAGTACCACTCACTCCTCTAGAAACTTCTAGCAGTTCTGTTCCTGTTCTCTCTTTATAGAAACAAATTTCATCACCAATTTTAACATAACCATTTTTTAGTGGGAATGAAGATGCATCCGCAACAATAATGGTAGTATCAGTGATATTTAAAGATGATGAAAGAGTTGTTCTCTCTTGTAACAACTTTTTCTCATAAAAATCAATATCGTAGTATGATCTTAAATTTGTAATAATATCTAAAGGATTTCCAGTAGACTCTAAATTTTCATAGTAAGATTCGAGAACTTTCTTAAAGTTCTCGTATTCGGATACAATAAATCCTGGAAGTTGATCTTCAATGAGTGAAGAGATCTGTGTATTCATCTAGTTACTCTGGATATACCTTGAACTTACTATTAGAAATGTCTACATCTAAATATAGACTTCTTTCTGCGGTAATGTCATTACTAGCAGGTTGTACCCTGACTTGAATTCTATTATCGAAGAAACTACCGAGAATGATGGTTAAATCATATAACATAATTTCACCTTTTGCATAATCAACGGTTCCTAAAGAATCATTCAACACAACTTTTTCACCAGTTGCAGGATCTATTCTATATAGGGCAATTTTCCCCTCCCTATCTTCAAAGTAAACAGTGTAATTAGGATATTCACTAACTTTAAATCCAGTACTTTGTAGTACAGGTCCATCACATGATTTTCTAAATGCGTTTTGGAAACATAACTCATAAAAATACGTAGAATTTAATGCAGGATAAAAATCTCTACGTAACATAATACTAGTAGTATTTGAGTTGACGGACGCATCGGATTCGTCAATCACTCCAACATACTTACTAAATCTAAACTTACCATTGAATTGTTCAGTTTCTGATAGTTGGGTGTAATTATCTACCGCACTAATGACTTTAGATTTAATTTCTTCTGGAAATTGTGTAGTCTCTCTAGTATTGTAATATATGGAACTATCGATCTCAATATAAAGAACTGATGGATCTAAAATATCTGGGGTAACAGACGCAACAGAATAATCTTTAAGACCTTCAATAATTTGCTGTTTGGTGAATGTTGATAAAGATGAACCACTATTTGGTTTTATAATAATCTTTACCGTACCATATTCAGGATATCTCTCTTCTTCACCGCCGTATACAATGATATCAGAGACTGCTGGATAGATCTTTCTTACAATTGCTGCATAATCTTTAGCAGTTACTGCTCTATTCTGTGTTGCATACTGCTTTGGAGCATTAAATTTAATCTTATCAATTGATTCAATAGCCGCTCCTCCAGAGGCATTAGAAACAGTTACTACATTAGATACTGTTATAGGATATACTTGATCACTCTCATCAAGTAACGTTCCAGCAAATGTAAACTGTGAAGCACCATTAGTTGCTTCTCCATTAGTAATTAAGTATGATACATCAACTACCTGATCATTTTCTAATGCCTTGCCGATAACATTGTCGCCAAAGAATAACTGATACTGCTCGTCTAATGATTCATCAACATAGTAGATATTATTTGAAGACGTAATATCAATAATAGTATCAATTTGATTGTAATATACAAATGCTGATGATGTTGGAGATTCAAATACTCTCACTCTAATAGTGCTTGTATCTGTATTTGAATTCGACAGAACAAAATTCTGTCTTGATAACGAAGTATCAACTACAAATTGGTTGGTAATCAAATTACCTTCAAATAATGATACATTATTAAAGAATGCCTCATTGTTTTCCACAGGCACCTTAATATCATCAATTGCAACATAACGATACAATTGATCATCAAATGTAGTAACAAATCCCGTACCCTTCTTGAGAATAATAGTAGAAGGTGCCGTACCAGGAAATGTTACTTTAAAATTAATAATTGCTTCTGGCGCAACAACAGACTTTGGTTTATATCCTAATTGCTTCGCCAATGTAATAACATTATCTCTTAAAGTCGCAGACTCAAGAAATAATTCATTCGTCACCATGTTGGTGTTGAATGCAGTATAATATGTATTATATGCTAATACATCTAATAGATTTGCCCATACAGAACCTTCAAAATCAAAGTCAGTAAAATCTGTCCTTGACCTCAAGTAATCTTTGAGTTCTGTTTTAATATCGGTAAAATCTAAATTACTAACCTGAACGTACTTCATTATTGAGTTCTCTGCAGAAGGAAGTTAATTTGTAGTGGTGTAACGTCTTCGCGACCACGAATCTCAAATTCAAAATTCACATCAAATGCATTATCAACAAAATTGGGTTCTACTGTCAACCCAACCACGTTCACTCTTGGTTCATAATTACGAATAGTATCATTGATCTCATTCTTAATAAGTGCTGCCACACCAAAATCTAATGGTTCAAACAACAACTGTGATAAACTAGATCCTAATTGTGGTTGAAAAGGACGCTCACCAGGAACAGTCATCAATAAGTTAACAATTGACTGCTTAATGGCAGCATCCTCTTTCGATACTTGCAAATCACCAGTAATCGGATGTGGTTTGAAATTAACCTTTAAATCCTTAAAAGGAGCGAGATCTGGCACAACAGGACACGTTTATTTTTATTTAGTAGGCTTTTCTTGCTTCTCTTCAGTTGCCTTCTTTAAAAATCTGTCAGAATCGACTTGAGTGATTAATGTCATACCTCTTTTGATAAAATCTTTACTTTTATCTGTTGGTGAATTGCCCATTGTACTCTCCTGTAGTTTATATTATGATTTATTTGAAAAAGGGGGAAATCCCCCTATTAGTCAACCGCGACCTTGACCGCGATAACGCTTCTTTGCTTTGTTACGTGAAGTAGCAGTATACTTCGTGTGCTTACCCATACCTTGTCTGGTTCTCTTGGGTTGTGGTTCGATTGTAATGTTGCTAGTCAGACTTGGACGACGTGCCATGAGTTTTAGTGTGAACTACAGTTATTATACCACAAAATCAACCACCTGCCAATACCGAGTGGGAACCTTGTGCCATAACAGCAGCACCACCAGCACCAAGACTTGTCAGAACATCCCCGATACGTGCTGCTGGTCTCTTGTTTAGAAATATGGTTTTAGATCCTTTTGAAATCTGATCAATATGGGGAGGTTTCTTTGGGCAGATATGTGGTGCAGTTACATCCCCTACTTGTGCTGCTGGTATCTTATTAACTAATACTGTACCTACAGTGCTTGCAATGGGTACTGGATGCCAACATCCGTGACCACTCTCGAAGTCGCCTAGACGACTCATTCCAGATCCTACCATTAGAACTTTGCCTCCTCTCCCGGTAATGCTCTCTTCTGTCTATTTATTCGGTACTTGATACGTTCACCATGTGGTGTCCAATTATTATCAACATCCATATATGCTGGAAAAATCCAAGTATATGGTGGACATGTACTTGTTACAGTAATCGTAAAGAATAATCGCTCCACCTGTATTTGTGAAGGCTTCATTGACCACATATAACTACTATTCACTGATGCTTGTTCTGCTGCCGCAGATCCTACAGTTACGGCAGCTGCACCTGGTCCAACCTCATTCATACTGATGGGCAGAGTTCCGCTCCCCGGTATATTCTTCGCTACACTAATTCCTTTATCTCTAGGAAACCCCGGAGTCTTTACAATACCAACACCACCCTGTCGTGATGCCCCTCGGATATTATCTCTCGTTGATGGAGTTTCTTTACCTTGATATAATTCGGAGAATCCTGCATCTCCATCCCAAAAGTACTTCTCGGTCACATACCCAGATATAGGAACCGGTAATACTAACGTAAATACCGGTGCTGATGTGATATCAAAATACTTTATATAAGGTTCATTATAAATTGGCATAGCCATCTCTGGAATCGGTCCTACACCGCCCCGAGACATCAATACGGTTACACCTACCCCAGTACGCCCAACACTGCTTCCAGGGGCAATACTGATGCCTGTGATTAACTCTGGTGATGGTTGTGCCAGGGAAAAAGGAGTGCCTCCAGGACACGTTGTACTACTCTGTGCTGTAATCGGTACAGGATTGATGTTTTCGTATATGTTTAATGATGCACTTTCTCGAAATGTACCAAACATTCCTACACCAGGAGTTGGTAAGATCTCCCACATACCTCCAGACTGTATGAAACCCGGTCCTGGTAATAGTATTGCCATTACTTCTCTAACTTCTGTAATCGTATCTCTACATCATCAAAGAATTCTGTGATCTTCTCATGCTTCTCTGATCCAGGACGCTTATACATTAATTGAGGAGATTTTAGACGCTCAACCTCTTGCTTTAGCACCTGGATCTGCTCTAAGGCATACTCAAGCACTTGTTCAACTGTCAGATTGCTGTTCTCTGGGTTCTGTGATTTCTTTGAGTAATTCAAATCTTTCATCCTCTTTCTTTGGGTTCTTAAAGTTCTCGGCAGCTCGTTGCTCAAACTGCTCGCAGAAATCATCGAACTCATTCAATACTTCTGCTTGCTTATTCAGATAACTATCGTAGTCTTTCATAACTCAACTATTTTGACCTATTTTTTCTGGCGGAAATTTTTTTGATTTCACGGAAATATTTATCTCGTTTGGGTAACACTTTGTAGGTTAGGAAGAAGGTACTTTTTTAGCCGGGCGACCCGCCAATACGGCATAGGGGGGCAAAATACAGTCTGCCCCCGGTATGGTATACTGTCAGACGGGGGTGACCCCTTACAGTTCAGCGAGCATCTCATCCATGCGATCGGTGTCTACGTCATCGGATAACCAGGAGATGCCGTCGCCTGTGATGTACTCACCGAATTCATCGATGAATCGCTTTGCCCATGCTCTGTATCCTAGATTCTGGTTTTCTTTGGCGTGGCGGTAGATCATCTCATCGTTGCCGATCCACAGTGCCACGTTCCAGGTGTGGTAGTTTGTCCAACCGTTGTAGGTAGCGTCAGTCATGGTGTCCTGTGTTGTGTTCTCTTGTATTGTAGTCGGTAGAGGGGTGCTGTCTATCAGAGCAGTGCCAGTGCCTCATCCGACACACTGACAACGGATTCGTCTGCATAGACACGAACCCATGCCATGGGGTTGCCGCCTGGATAGATCTTGAAGATCATCATGTCTTCGCCCTGTCCGTGGCGCTCATTCATTGCACGCCAGATGCCAGCAATCTTGTAGGCGTGGTCGATGCTGATGGCATAGTCACAACCGTATCCATCGAAGTTGCCCCATGATGCAGGTTGGACGGCGTAGGTGGGTTGAGTCATTGGTTTGTTTGTTTGTTGAACTTAGTCTACAGGGTCAGGGTCTAGTGTCTGTCGCTGATGTTCCAGTTAGTGAATTGGTCGGGTTGGATGCGACCTGCTCTCACTGCCTGCCTGTACTCGTGCTCTGCCTGCTGCTGCTTCAAGATGTTTTGCATCACGGTCTCCATCAATGGCGATGGGTTGCCGGTGGTGATGAATTGTCCGTTGTGATGGCGTTGAATGTTTTTCATGTCTTTATTATAGGTGTTGTGAGGGGCATTGCCTGCCCCTGTGTGACACTAGACCAAGTGATCTGCAACCGCTTGCATAATGTCGCCATACTCGCCTACGATGTCACCGAATGAATCACGGATGAAAGCGTATGAATCGGACTCGTCATGCATAGAAAAACAAAGGTCCATAGCACGATCCAGATCGGTCGTGATCTCGGTCTCCCCAAGAGCGGGGCAGGTGATTTCGTAAGTTGTTTTGTTCATACTGACAGTATGGCAGT